AAGGTATGAAACGTAAACTTACTTCTGCAAAAACAGCACGAGATCCAAATAGTAGAATAAACAAAGCATTAAGAAAGTGGAATTGTTAATGAAAAGAATACCAAAAATTAAAGTTAAAAAGAAAAAAAAGAAAAGAAAAATTGTTGGTAGAAAAATAGATCCAACAGGTGGAAGAATGATTGGTAAATATCAAACAGATCTACCTGATGATGTATTTGGAGATGCAATGAAATTTTTTAAAGGATAATTATGAGTAAAAGATTAGAAAAATTAGCTGATGAAATGATTAATCTGACTCCTGAAGAATCTCAGAAGTTAGCATTAATTGTTAGAGCAAAGCTTATGCCTGAAGTTGCAAAACAGCAACAACAGGGTTTATTACAACAGGCAAATAACCCAATGATGCAGCAAATGGGTAGACGACCAAATATGCAAATGCAAATGCCTAATGCACAAATGGCTGCAAGACAAGGACTATTAAGACAATGATGTTTAAAACTAAAGTATTTATAGCTAAACAATTTGCAAAAAAACATTATGCAAGTGCTATGGATTCAATGAAAGAACTTGCTAGTAAATCAGCAGGTAAAACAAAAACTTTTGGATCTAAAGTAAAAAAACAATCTAAAAAGTTTTACAAAAAAAATCCAATTTTAAATAAAAGTGATGTATCTTTTATTAAACAAAATCCAGGCTTTTCAGCTGCTGCTGCAGGTGTAGGAGCTGTTGCAGGTGCAGGTATTGGTGGCATAGCTAGTGGTACATATAATCTTGTAACTGGACAAAGAAATGTTAGAGTTAAAAGAAAAACTGCTAAAGAAATTAAGCAGATGAAAAAAACTTATAATATATAGAAAGGAAAAACACTATGCCAATGGTTGGAAAAAAAAAATACCCATATACTAAAAAAGGTAAAGCTGCTGCTAAGAAAGCTGCAAAAAAAATGGGTAAAAAAGTTAAAATGAGGAAGTACTAATGAAAGCTCGAATGCCAGGTAAAGCAATGCTTACAGCAAAACAAAGAACATTGCCAAAAGCATTACAAGAAAAAATAATTAAAGCTAAAAAGAAAAAGAAGAAAAAATGAAGTACCCAGATATAATAGGATCAAGTGATAAAAAGTTTAGAAATTATAGCTATGGAAAAAGACCAGGTAAAAAACTGGTTAAGTATTCTCCAGTTAAAGCTAAAATTAATAAACTTACAAGCTCTATTAAAAACATAAGTCTTAAAAAAGGAGTTATGAAAGGTGTTAAGTTTGCTGGTAAAACTGCATTTAGTCCATTAGGATTAGCATTTGCAGGTGGTGCATTAGTCACTAGACAAATTAAAAAAGAACTAAATGAACCTATTGCAAAAAGACAACAACAATTTAATAAAAAAGGACTTTCGATTTTATAATGGAAGATAAAATTAAATCAGAAGATTTATCTCATGAGAATGAAGTAAAACATGGTGGTAAAAGACCAGGAGCTGGTAGACCATTAGGTTCAAAGTCTAAAACACTTTGGAAATCTATGGAACAAATGGCTGAGAAATATCAACATTCTCCTTTAGATTATCTTTTATCTGTGTTAAACAATCCTGCAAGTTCACCTGAACGTAAAATGTATGCAGCAGAAAAAGCAGCACCTTATGTTCATCCAAAACTAGCTAACACAACATCTAAGATAGGAACAGATGAGCCAATCCAAATCAAAGTCCAATGGCAAAAAGAAAGTTAAAATAATAGAAGTACCTTATAAGCCAAGACCATATCAACAAGAGGTACATAGTAATTTAAAAAGATTTAGTGTTTTAGTTTGTCATCGTAGATTTGGTAAATCAGTTTTATCAATAAACGAATTAATTAAAACAGCAGCAGATAAACCTAGAGCTTTATGTGCATTCATAGCTCCAACTTATAGACAAGGTAAATCTATTGCTTGGGAATATTTAAAATTTTACACACAACCACTTATGAAGTGGGGTGGAAGTAGGAATGAGTCTGAACTTAGAATCGATTTATTTAATGGTTCTAGAATACAAATTTTTGGTGCAGATAATCCTGATTCAATAAGAGGTATGGGATTTGATGGCGTAGTATTAGACGAATACGCAATCATGTCTCCTAGAGTATGGACAGAGATTATTAGACCAGCTGTTGCTGATAAAATGGGATGGGTTTTATTTATCGGTACACCAATGGGGCATAATCAATTTTGGGAAGTATTTGATTTTGCACAGCGTGGTCATAAAGATTGGTATGGGAAACTATATAGATCTTCTGACACAAAAGTAATTCCAGAGGAAGAACTGGAACAGGCACGTTCCATTATGACACCTGAGCAGTACGAACAAGAATTTGAATGTTCATTTACTGCAGCAGTGAGTGGAAGTTATTATGGTCGACTTATAACTAAAGCTGATAAAGATGGGAGAATCGGCTACGTGCCTGTAGATGATAATGTAGGTGTGGAAACGTGGTGGGATCTGGGGATAGGTGATTCAACTGCAATATGGTTTGCACAAAGAGTTGGACAAGAAGTACATTTAATAGATTACTATGAAAACTCTGGTGAATCATTAGCACATTATGTAGATGTATTGACAGAAAAAGATTATGCTTATTCTTGTCATATAGCTCCACATGATATACAAGCAAGAGAACTTGGTACTGGAAAGTCTAGATTAGAAGTTGCAGCTGAATTAGGATTAGATTTTCAAGTAGCACCTAAACTTGAAGTAGATCATGGAATTGAATCAGTACGTAATACACTTAAAGATTGTTGGTTCGATAGAGAAAAATGTAAACAAGGACTAGATGCGTTACGACAATATAGAAAACAATGGGATGAAAAAAACCAAGTGTTTAAAAATAAACCTCTCCATGATTGGTGTTCACACGCAGCTGATAGCTTTAGGTATGGATGTGTATCCGAACCTTTAGATACAACTGAATGGAATAAACCAATTAATGTAGATACAAAATATGTAGTATGAAGAAATCACAACAAGAAATATTATCAATAGTAAGTAGAGAAATTCACAATGCATCAGGTTATATTGGTGGTGAGCTAGTTGCTAGAAGAAAAAAATCATTAGAATATTATTTAGGTATGCCTCTTGGTAATGAACAAGAAGGTAGATCACAAGTAATCTCTAATGATGTAATGGATACAGTTGAAAGCTTAATGCCTTCATTAATGAAGATCTTCACAGCAGGAGACAATGTTTTCTCATGTGAAGGTGTTGGACCAGAAGATGAAGAAATGGCTAGACAATGTTCAGATTATTTAAACCATATATTCTATAAACAGAATAATGGATTTACAGCATTGTATACAGCATTTAAAGATGCATTGATTCAAAAGAATGGTATTCTAAAAATATATTGGGATAATTCTGAAAAAACAGAACGAGAACAATATACTAGATTAACAGATGATGAGTTTAATGATCTTGTTGCAGATGCAGAAGTAGATGTAAAAGAACATACAGAATATGATGAACCTATCGTAGATGATAGAGGTGAAGAACTAGATAAGATTAAATTACATGATTGTGTAATACATAGAACTAGAAAGTATGGACAAGTAAGAATAGATCCAATACCACCTGAAGAATTTTTAATTGAAAGAAGATGTAAGTCTATTGATACAGCTAACTTTGTTTGTCATAGAACAAATAAAACTAAAACTGAATTAGTAGAAATGGGATATGATAAAGATTTAGTAGATTCTTTACCAACTGGTGATCCTGATTATTTTACAGAAGATAAATTTATTAGACATCAAAACATTGACTTCTCACATGGAGAAGCTGATGGTGATGAGTCTACACAAGATGTATTACTACATGAATGTTATGTAAGAATGGATCTTAATGATGATGGCAAAGCAGAGCTAGTTAAGATCTGTGTAGCTGGTGATGGTAAAAAATTATTAAGCATAGAAGAAATGGATACAATGCCATTTATATCTATGACACCAGTTATCATGCCTCATAGATTTCATGGTAGATCTATTGCAGAGCTAGTAGAAGATATTCAATTAATTAAATCTACTGTTATGAGACAAATGTTAGATAATATGTATCTAACTAATAATAACAGAGTTGCAATACAAGATGGTCAAGTTGCTATGGATGATTTATTAACTAATCGTCCTGGAGGAATAGTTAGAACTAAACAACCACCATCTAATGTAATGATGCCTATACAAGCACAACCAATTACAGAACAAGCTAGTGGTATGTTAGCTTACTTAGATTCTGTAAAAGAAACTAGAACAGGTGTAAGTAGAACATCACAAGGTTTAAATGCAGATAGTCTAAATCAAAAAACTGCGACTGGTATGAATCAAGTATTAACTCAATCTCAAATGAGAATGGAGTTGATTGCTAGAATATTTGCAGAAACAGGTGTTAGAGATTTAGCACTAAAAATGTTTGAGTTGGTATGTAAATATCAACAAAAAGAAAAGATAGTAAGAATTAGAGGTAAGTATATACCAATGAGACCTTACGAATGGAAAGATAGAATTAATGTTACAGTCCAAGTAGGATTAGGTTCTGGATCAAAAGAGCAGCAGTTGATATTAACTAATGCTATTTTACAAAGACAAATGGAAGCTATACAACTTCAACAGAATGTATATGGACCAATGGTCAATTTAAGAAATATATATAATTCTTTGAAAAAATTAGTTGAACATGCAGGTCTAAATAGTGTAGAACCTTTCTTTATGGATCCTGATGTCGGTGCATCTCAAATGCCACAATTACCACCTAAACCACCAACAGAGTTTGAAAAAGTAACTTTAGCTCAGGTACAAGGTGAAAATCAAAGAGCACAGTTAAAAGCAAATACTGATCTAAAAAATATTGAGGCAAAAATGAGACAAACTATGTTAGAGTTTGATTTAAAAATAAAAGAACTTGAACTTAAATATGGTAGCAAGATTGATGAAGCCAACTTAAAACGAAGATCTATGTTAGAACAAACAGATCTAAATAAAGCTGGTGATTTAATGAAAGAAATGATAAAAGGACAAAAGGAGTTCTTTAATACAAATGGACAAGGAAACACAAATCAGACAGGGCAAGAGGGCAGAGCAACTTCTGAACGATCCCCTGCTAAAGACAGCATTTGAAGATCTTCTTGAAATATATAAACAAGAAATCTTTAATACAAAATTCACTGAAGATGATAAGCGTACATATCTTTGGGTAGCCTACAATCTTGTAGACAAAATCAGAGGTCATTTACAAAGTATCATGACAAGTGGAAAACTATCTCAAGATGAGATAGATAATCTAAATAAACGAAGTTAAGCTAACGCAACTTCAAATTCGTCAACCATGAAAGGAACGATATGTCAGAAGCACAAAACATAGATGGTGCTGCTGAAAAAATTTCAGGATTATTGAATCCAAAAGATCAACAAGAAACTGAAACTAAAGCAGAACCTTCAGAACCTGAAAGTACTGAGAAACAGGAAACTCCAGAGAGCCAAGCTGAGTCTGAAGCAGCTCCAGTTGAGCAGGAAACTGAAAATACTGAGGTAACAGAAGAAACACAAACAGAATCACAAGAACCAAATCTCCACCGATTAAAAGTTAATGGTCAAGAGATTGAGGTAAGCCTTGATGAACTGAAAGCTGGATATTCTAGAGACTCAGATTATAGACAAAAAACTCATACTTTAGGGATGGAAAAGAGAGATCTTGAAGCTCAAAAGAATAGTTTGCGTCAATCTTATGATGCGAAACTAACAGAGTTGAATGAACTTATAGCAACTGCTGACGCAACTGTCAGACAACAACAAGGAAGTCAAGATCTTCAACGATTATACGAAGAAGATCCTACACAAGCTGCAAAGTTAGATTTTGAATTAAGGCAAAAACAAGTGCAACTTAATGAAATGAAAACTAAAGCTAGAGAAGCTCAGGCTAAACAATACAATGATTTTCTTGAAACACAGCGAGAGTTAGCAGCAACAAAAATACCAGAGTATAGCGATCCAAGTAAAGCAGATCAATTCAAACTTAATATGCGTAACTCACTTAGAGGATATGGATTTAATGATGAGGAGATCGGATCACTTGCAGACCATAGATTTTTAATGGTTGCAAAAGATGCAATGAGCTATCAATCTTTGAAAGATAAAAGACCTATCGTTCAAAAAAAAGTAGCTAATGCTCCAAAGGTTGTTAAATCTGGTGTTGCAAAGTCATCAACAAGTTCTGGTAGAGAGCAAATAAGAAATAAAATTGGCAAGTTACGTAAGACAGGAACTCTAGGAGATGCCCAATCTGCGTTGCTTGACATTATTAATCTTAAATCTCAACAAAGGAAATAACAATGGCACAACCAACTAATACGTTTGACACGTATGATTCAGTAGGAGAAAGAGAAGATCTTTCTGATGTTATCTATAGCATCTCTCCTACAGACACGCCATTCATTAGTTCAGCAGCTAAAACAAAAGCTACAGCAGTTCTTCATGAATGGCAAACAGACGCCTTAGCATCAGCATCAACATCAAATGCTGTTATCGAAGGTGATGAAGCAACTTTAGATGCAGTTACTGCAACTACTAGACTTTCAAACAGTTCTCAGATTATGGACAAAACTGTTGTAATCACAGGAACTCAAGAAGCTGTAGACAAAGCAGGTAGAGCATCTGAATTAGCTTATCAAATAGCTAAAAAAGCTAAAGAACTTAAAAGAGACATGGAAGCAACTGTTACTGGTAACCAAGCAGAAGTTACTGGTAATGCATCTACTGCTAGAAAACTAGGATCTCTAGGAGCTTGGGTAGCAACTAATGATGATTTATCATCTGCAGGTTCTCCAGCATCTGGTGGAGCTGGTAATACAGCAAGAACTGATGGAACTCAAAGAGTTTTCACAGAAGCTTCTTTAAAATCTGTAATTAAATCAGTATGGAATGCTGGTGGTGATCCTTCTATGATTATGGTAGGACCATTCAACAAGCAAAAATTATCAGGATTTACTGGTAATAGTACTAGATTTGATGCAGGTGCAGACGCTACATTATACACTTCTGTAGACGTTTACGCTTCAGATTTTGGTCAGTTACAAGTAGTACCTAACAGATTCTCTAGAGATAGAGATGCTTATGTGTTAGATATGAACTACTGGGCAATAGCTTTCTTAAGAGACTTCACTATGCATGAATTATCAAAAACTGGTGATTCAGAGAAAAGACAATTATTAGTAGAAGCAACTCTTGAATCAAGAAATGAAGCTGCATCTGGAATGGTTGCAGACTTAACTACTTCATAATAAGTATACCTGTTTGGGGGAGTAACCTTAATATCTGCTCCCCCAGCAGATTCTAAACAATTGAAGATCTGAGAGAAGGTTAGGATCGGAACAATTAAGGAATATAATGAGAACATTAAACGACTATTTTATTTATGGCGAAATCGCTGACGTATCAACAGCATCATCTACTTACGTAGCAGTACCTGATGGTGGAAAAGTAATTAAAATTATAACTGCATTACAAGGAGCTATCTCTGGTGGAGATGCAGCAATTAGTTTTGAAATTGGTGGAACTGCAATAACTGGTGGTGGAATCACAGTTGCTAACTCAGGTTCAGCAGCAGGTGATATTGACACAGCAGAACCAACAGCAGCTAACCAAGTAGAAGAAGGTGGATCAATTGAAATGATTACTGATGGTGGATCTACTGGAGCTAAAAAACTTGGCGTAACATTTGTAATTAGAAGATAAGGAGTAACATGGCACACATTGCGATGAGACCTGTTACTACACAAAAAGTTACTTCATCAGGATCTTCAGCTCAATCATCTGCATTTGGATCTAATATAGAATATGTTAGAGTTGTACCAGATGCTGATTGTCATATTGAGTTTGGAGTAAATCCTACAGCAGCAAATACTAAAATATTTTTAGAAGCAAAATCATCAGAATACTTTAAAGTATCTGAAGGTGAAAAAGTTGCTGTAATAGGATCTGTTAATCTATACGTAACTGAATTATCAGAGTAATGGGAAAAGTTCGATCTGTAGAATACGATGGTGGTATAAAGACTAAGTATATCCAAGAGTCAGATGGTAAGCTAACTATTAATAATCAACAAGATGTAAATCCTCTGTTGAAAAGAAATAAAGAGCTTTATAATCATGATAGTGGATACTTATCTAAAGCCAAAGAAATGAAACGAGTAGCTAGTGTACCTCCATTAGTACTACAGATCTGGGCAAAAGAATATAATGGAAGCAACAATTGGTTTTCTTTACCAAAAGAAATTCAAAGAAAAATAATGAGAACTAAATTAAACTCAAATGAGTTTAGATATTTTAGAACAGCAGAAGGTAATTTATAATGGCATTATCAACTTATTCAGAATTAAAAGCATCTATTGCTAATTTCTTAAATAGATCAGATTTAACTACAGAAATACAAGATGACTTTATTAAACTTACAGAAGCTGATTTTAATGCTAAACTAAGAATTAGACAAATGGAACAGCAAGATGATGTTACTATTGATGCTGAACAAGTTACAGTACCAACAGGTTTTCTTGCTGTAAGATCATTTTTTATATTACAATCATCAGTTAAATATCCATTAGAATATATAACACCACATAATTTATTTGAAATAAAAGGTGGATCAAGAACTGGTAGACCAAGAACATATACAATAGAGAGTGACAATGAAGTGGAAAAATTTAGGTTCGGTCCTGCTCCTGACACTAGCTATACTGGTAAGTTATCTTATTATAAAGCTATCGGAGCACTTAGTGATTCAAATACAACAAATTATATTTTAAACAAACATCCAGCAATATATTTATATGGTTCATTATACCATGCAGCAAACTTTCTTGGTGGAATAGATCAAACACAATTATCACAATGGTTACAGATGTATTCTACTGCATTAGAAAGATGCGAAAATAATGACAGAGCTGATACTTATGGTGGAGCACCAGTACAGCAAAGAACAGACGTACAAACAGATTTATCATTTTATAGGAACAGATAATGCAAGTACCTTTTGGAGAATGGCTACCTGATCAACCACAACATTTGAATCCAGGAGCTAATGTAGCAACTAATGTTTATTATGCTCTTAATTCATATAAGAGATTTCCATCTTTGGTAGACTATTCATCAAATAATATTGGTGCAAATAGTAGAGGTGCAGGTTCATTTAGAGATAATGCTGGTAATGTGTATAACTTTGTAGCAAAGAATACAGACTTATATCAATTAGCATCAGGAACATTTACATCTAGAAAAGGATCTCTTACAGGTGGTGATACAGACTTTTGGACATTTACACAATTTGGAAATTATGTAATTGCAAGTAATGGAGTAGATGCACCACAATATTATTTAATGGGTACTTCAACTAATTTTGCTAATCTTAGTGCAATACAAACATCAGGAACTACACCTAACTTTAGAGTATCAGGAGTTATTCGAGACTTCTTAGTTACAGGTAACCAATCATCAAATCAAAATAGAATACAATGGTCAGGTATTAATGATATTACTGTATGGGATAGTAAACAAGCTGACTTTCAAGATTTACCAGGATCAGGTGGTGAAATAGTTGCTATTACATCTGGAGAAATTGGATATGTATTTAGGCAAAATCAAATAGTTCGTATGGACTATGTTGGTGGATCAGTTGTATTTCGTTTATCAGTTATATCTCCAAATAGAGGTGCTGTATATGGAAGAACAGTATGTCAAGATAATAGACGTGTATTTTTCTATGCAGATGATGGATTTTATGAATTAAATGGTGATAATATATCACCTATTGGTGCAGAAAAAGTTAATAGATTTTTTGATGCTAATTTGAATAAAGCATATACAGATAGAATTTGTGCAGCTGTAGACCCATTTAATCAATTGGCTTTATGGTTGTACCCAAGCGTTAATAATACTACCAATACTACTGGTATTTGTGATAGAATTATTATCTACAATTATGCTACTAAAAAATGGTCTTTAGCAGAAGCTAATGCTAGTACAATCTTTACACAGTTTGTAGGTGCATATACTGTAGAACTTATGGATATTATATCTGAAAACTTAGATGCAATTAATATAGCATTAGATACAGATTTTTGGAATGGTGGTCAATTATTTTTAGGTGCAGTAGATAGTGATTACAAAGCAGCTATCTTTTCTGGTACAGGAAATGAAGGTGAAATAGAAACATCTGAATTAGAAATATTTCCTAATCATAGAGCAAGTGTACAAGGAATAAGACCTATTGTAGATGCTACAGCTACAGTTACTTTAAAAACAAGAGACAGATTAGCTGATAGTGTTACAAGTTCATCATCTTCTAGTATGAATAGTTCAGGTATAAATCCTGTAAGACAATCTGGAAGATATATAAAAATAAATGTTAAAACACCAAGTGGTGTAGTATGGACAAATGCACAAGGAATAGATCTTGTTGCATCTAGATCAGGATTAAGATGACAGATAGTACAGACATAGATAATGTAAGATATTCATTTGAGACTCAAGAGTTTTTTCAAAGACAAATTGAGGAAGCTATCAATGCATTAATAAATGAAAAAAATAATGAAAACAACAAAGCTTTTGCTTGGTTTATGGGGGAATAAATGGGAATAAAAGATTATTCAACAACAGCAGCTAACAATACAACAGTAGGAAGTATTAGTGTTGCAGAAGGTATGTTGCCTTCTAACATTAATAATGCTTTTAGAGGATTAGCAGCAGAGATAAGAGAATTTTATAATGATAGCCAATGGGTTATCTATGGTGATGGAGATGGATCTTTTACAGCAGCATATGCTAGTGCAACTTCATTTACAATTGCTGGTTCAAATGTAACAGCTTTTTATCACGCAGGAAGAAGAATTAAAGCAGTAGGTTCATCTACTGGAACAATCGTTGGAACAATAGCTAGTTCATCATTTTCTACAAACACAACAGTCAATGTTACTTGGGATAGTGGATCATTGTCTAGTGAGTCTCTTACAATTTATGTAGGTATACTTTCACAAACAAATGATGCAATACCTGAAGATGTTATTGATGCAGCTAATCTTAAATCTAGTTCTGTATCTACAGCTAAGATTGCAGCTGATGCTGTAACAGGAGCTAAGATTGCAGATGACGCTATAAATTCAGAACATTATACTGATGGTTCAATAGACACAGCTCACATAGCAGATGCACAAATAACTACAGCAAAAATTACAGATGCAAATGTTACAACAGCGAAAATAGCAGCAGATGCTATTACTGGTGCTAAAATTGCTGATGATGCTATTAATAGTGAACACTACACAGATGGATCTATTGATACTGCACATATAGCAGATAGCCAAGTTACTACTGCAAAGATAGCAGATAGTGCAATCACATCTGCAAAAATAAATGATGGTGCAATTGTAAATGCAGATATAAATGCAAGTGCAGCAATAGATGCTACAAAAATTCATGATGGTACAATCTCAAATACAGAGTTTGGTTATCTAAATGGCGTAAGCTCAAATATACAAACACAATTAGATGCAAAAGGTGCATCCAATGCAAACCTTACAGCTATTGGTGCTTTAGCTACTACAGATGGTAATTTTATAGTTGGAAGTGGATCAACTTGGGTAGCAGAAACAGGATCAACAGCTAGATCATCTTTAGGACTAGGCACAATATCTACACAAGCAGCTAATAGTGTTTCTATATCTGGTGGATCTATTACTGGATTAGGAGCACCTTCATCAGGATCAGATGCAGCTACAAAAACATATGTAGATGATCTTGTTGCTGGACTAAAAACTAGAATTATTTGCAGAGCTGCAACTACAGGAAACGTTACATTATCATCAGATTTACAAAATGGTGATTCTTTAGATGGTATAACTCTAGCTACTGGAGACAGAGTATTAGTTAAAGATCAATCTACAGGATCACAAAATGGTATTTATACAGTAGTAGCTTCAGGTACTGCATCTAGAGATACAGACTTTGATGCTATTGGAGAATTAGCAGGACAATTAGTTATAATCCAAGAAGGATCAACTAATGCAGAAAAAATGTTTTTATGTACTACTGATTCTGATGCATCATTAGGATCTGATACTATTACATTTACAGCAGTACAACCAGCTAATGTTGGTGATGTAACTCTTACTGGTACACAAACACTTACAAATAAAACTTTAACATCACCAGTTATTTCTGATATTTTATCAGTATCTAATGGAGATATTAATTTAACACCAAATGGAAGTGGACATGTAACAGTTAAAGGTAATGATAATCCAGGTACAATTCAATTTAATTGTGAACAAAATTCTCATGGAGTTCAATTAAAAGGTCCTGCACACTCAGCAGGAAGTTCTGCAGTTTTAACTTTACCTACATCAACAGGAACATTAATTGGTACTGGAGATACAGGAACATTACCTGTAGCAGCTATTGATATAGATGGTGGTACTGATATAGGTGCAGATTTAACTACATCAGATCTAATTATTGTAGATGATGGTGCAGGTGGTACTAACAGAAAAGCAGCTTTATCTAGAGTTGTAACATTAATGACTAATCAAGGGTTTACTACAGATGACCCTACAGCTCTAGCAATTGCGTTAGGCTAAATAGGAGGATATAAATGGCAAATACTTTTAAAGTAAAAACAAATGCAGCAATGCCAACTTCGGCTGGTACAGCTTTGACTTTATATACAGTTCCTTCTTCAACAACTACTGTTGTTGTAGGACTTACACTTTGTAATGTTCATACATCAGCAGTAACAGCAACAGTAAAGATTGAATCTAATACTTCTGATACTGAATCAAATGAAAATGTAACAGTTGTAAAAGATGCAAGTATTCCTGCAGGTAGCTCACTTGAGATTTTATCTGGTGGTAAATATGTATTACAAACAACTGATGTGTTGAAGATTGATTGTTCTGTATCAGCAAAGATTGATGCAACATTGTCAATAATGGAGATTACGTAAGATGGCTTATATTGGTAAAGAACCAGCAGATAGTTTTATTAGTTTTGCAAAGCAAGACTTTACTACAAGTGCAACTACTTCGTACACATTAGATAACGCAGTTACTAATGAAAATGAATTAGCACTTTTTATTAATTTTGTTAGGCAAGAACCTACCACAGCATATACTGCAAGTGGTACTACACTAACATTAACATCTGCAACAGCTAGTACAGATGATATGTACTGCCTATATCTTGGACAAGCTAAACAAACTGTAAATGCACCTGATGGTTCTGTAGGAAATTCACAAGTAGCATCTACAATTATTACAGGTCAAACTGCAGAAACTTCTGCTGCAGATGCTGATACTATTATAATTCATGATGATTCTGCTAGTGCATTAAGAAAAATGACTAGATCAAATTTTTTATCTGGTGTTGGTGGAACTAATACTCCAGCTTTTCAAGGTCATCTATCTTCAACACAAGATGTATCTGATGCAACTTGGACAAAAGTTGCTATCGCATCAGAAGATTTTGATACTGATAGCAAATTTGATCATTCATCAAATTATAGATTTACACCTACCGAAGCTGGAAAATATTTTTTTTATGGTGCTGCTACTTTTGATAGTAGTAGTACTGATGATATTTTAATGGTTGCTACTGCTTTATATAAAAATGGATCAAGAGTTATGAGAACTTCGCATTATCCAACTGGTAAAGCATATGAAATAAGTGATAGTTTTACTTACATTGATACAGCAGATAGTGATGATTATTATGAAATGTATGTATATTTTGATATTACTTCTAATACACCACAATTAAAATATGATTCAACTTCTGGTTCATCAGGTTATACTTTTTTTGGAGGATATAAAATTTTAACATAGGATAAATTATGGCAATAACAAAAATACAATCAGAATCAATGAACCTTGCAGACACTTACGCATTTACAGGAACTGTAACTGGTGCTGGTGGAACACAAACTCCTTTTTTTTATGGAGAAAAAGCATCAGATTTAGATTTAAGTAGAGGTGTAGTTACACAAGTTACTGGTTTTACTACTGAAGAAATAGATACAGCTAGTGCATTTGATGGAACAACTTTTACTGTACCATCTGGTCAAGCTGGAAAATATTTTTTACAATATTGTGCAACTATTAATTTTTCAGATGAAGGTGGTGATGGAGAAAATTTTATAGCTTATATTCGTAAAAATGGTTCAAGTGTTAAAACAGCTACTGCTGGAACTAACGCATCAGATTTTAGAAATATAAATACAGAAACTGTAACTTGTAATGTAGTACTAGATTTATCAGTTGGAGATACAATCACATATTATGCTTATGGAGTAGATGGCAATGGTGGTGGTGGTGGAACTGTTGTAGATGATACAAGTCATGTTTATGGATATAAATTAATAGGTGTATAAAATTAAGGAGAACAAACTATGGCACAACTAAGTAATAAAATAAGAGAATACTGCAAAGCTAATAATGTAAGCAATGTAGATTTTTTAAATGATGTTATGTTGCAAGATGATGGTCAAGGTGCGTATATCAAAGAATGGAATCTTGATATTGCACAACCAACTAATGAACAATTAGCATCATACGAAACTGCTGCAAATACTATTGAGTCTAATGCTCAAGTAGATGTAACTAGACGACAAGCCTATGGTTCTTGGAACGATCAATTAGATGAAATATTCCATGACATAGATGCTTGGAAAGCTAGAATACAAAAAATTAAAACAGATAACCCAAAGAGTTAATAAATGGCATACATAGGTAAGTCACCGATAATAGGAAACTTTGTAAAGCTAGACGCAATAACTGCTGTTAATGGTCAAGCTGCGTACACTATGCAAAATGGTGGTGCAAACTTTACAGACTATGAAAGTGTAAATCAATTTTTAGTGAGCTTAAATGGAACTATCCAATCTCCTGGCTCATCCTTTACAGTCAGCTCAAGCACAATTACGTTTTCTAGCAATCTTGCTACAGGAGATGTTATAGATTTTATAATGGTGTTTGGTAATTCTTTATCTGCTGGAACACCTACAGATGCTACAGTTTCTACTGCTAAAATAGTTGATGATGCAGTAACAGCAGCAAAATTAAATACAGATGTTATTTCGGCACAAACTGCTTTAGGAGCTGAACCTGCAGACACAGACGAATTCCTTGTATCAGACGCAGGTGTTCTTAAAAGAGTTGATTATAGTTATATTAAAGGTGGTGGAACTCTAGAAAAAATAGCAACAGCAGATTATAGTTCTGGGGTTGCAAACTTTACATTGACTGATTGTTTTAGTTCTTCTTATCCTATCTATAAAGTTTATTTATATAATGTTTTAGCAGCAGCAGATGATGCAGAGTTAAGAGCATACTTTTTAGATAGTGGAGCAAGTACAGTTGGTAATTGGCAAATTGTATCTGATGGTGCTTATATTACATATTCAGATACCAGTACCAATGGTGTTACATCACAAGCACAAGATGCAAGTGATAATATTAGATTTACTGGAGAAGATTTGCAATCTGAAGCTAATAAAGTTACAACTTTAGAAATGACAATTTACCAACCTTATGAATCTGCACATACTGTTGTGCATTTTAATTATATACTTAATGCAGATAATGATTATCTTTATAAACTTAATGGAATGGCTTATCTTTCTAGTACAACATCACTTAGATCATTAAAATTTCAAACCAGCACTGGTACAAATTTTTCATCTTATAAAACAGTAATCTATGGAGTCAAAACATCATAATGAAAACACATATAATAAATGTAAAAACAGGCGAAAATATAATTAGAGATTTAACTTCTGAAGAAGAAACAAAATATAATGCAGAAATAGTAAAAGCTAAAGAACTTAAAGATGCTGAAACATCTGCTAAAATTACAAAAGAAAATAATAAAGCATCAGGCAAACAAAAGTTAAAAAATTTAGGTCTTGATGATGATGAGATAAAAGCATTGATGGGAGTATAGCATGGCAATAATTAAACCAAATAACAATACATTATCAGCTATAACAGCTTTACCAACTGGTTTAGGTGGTAAAGTTTTACAAGTTGTAGAAGGTACTTGTGCAACTGGCTCAAGCACATCAACAACTAGCACAAGTTATACAGATACAAATTTATCAGCAGCTATTACTCCTTCATCTTCATCAAATAAAATACTTTGTTTGGTATCAGGTGATATGAGAGCAACAACTGGAAATGGATATAATGTTCAAGGAAGAATAAATATTGTTAGAGGCTCAACAGAAATAATAGATGGTGATGTATATATAGATGGTGAAAGTAATACTTATGATCCAAAAGTAGGAGCAAAAATATTTTTATCAAAACTTGATTCACCTTCTACTACTTCATCAACAACCTATAAAGTACAAGTTAAATCTGTTAGTTCAAGTTATTCACCAACAATAGCATTTTCTGCAAACAATACTTCAACAATAACTTTAATAGAAATATCAGCATAAATTATGACAAATATTATAAAAGCAATACAAAAAATAAATCCTAATGCAGAAGTAACTGTTAATGGAAATGATATAAATTCTATTGAATGGTTAAATGGAACAACACCTATTCCTAAAACTGACATAGAAGCTAAAATGAATCAAATGGCTAATGAGCCTGAACAATCTAATTATGCACAACAAAGAAGAAATGCTTATCCTGAAATAGGAGATCAACTGGATATGCTATGGCATTCAATAGATCAAGACCCACAATTAAAATCTAAATATTTTAATTTCTATGAAGCTATAAAAGCAGTTAAGGTAAAGTACCCTAAAAATGGCTAACATATATAAAAATGCAGGATTTGCATTAAGCACAACTAATTTAACTACAGTTTATACTGTACCTACAGATAGAACAACTATTGTAAAAAGTATACAAATTAATAATGATGATGCATCTGCAATACAAACAGAAATATCTGTAACAGATTCATCAGCTAGTACTACATATAAAATATATCATAAAGACTTAGCAGCAGATACTACAGATAATGGAGTTGTTGCACCTTTAGTTTTAGAATCAGGTGATATAATTAAAATACAAGTAGCTACTGCAAACAAAATAGAAGGTATGATTAGTTACCTGGAGATATTTGACGAAAAGTCTGCATGATTGAATTGGTACAAATACCAAAAGAAAATACTAATATTGTTTGGAAACAATGCGAAGGTATGATTGCAAATGCAATGGCTCGTTCAAATAATTATGCTAATGCTAGTCATTTTAAAAAATGGATTTCTGAAGGAAAAATGCAACTATGGTTTCTTTGGGATAAAGAAGCTGATATAAATAAAAGACTTTATGGTATAGTTGTTACAGAAATTATACAAAGACCATTACATAGATGCTTAAATATTAAAATCATGACTGGTAAGTATCGTGAAAAATGGCAACATTTAATAAAACATATTGAAAATTTTGCATGGCAAAACAATTGTGATTTATTAGAGTTAGTAGCGAGACCTGGATGGAAACGTGTACTTAAACCATTTGGTTTTAAAGAAAGTCATGTATTATTAGAAAAACATAAGGAGAAAAAATAATATGTCATTTGGAGGAGGAGGTGGTGGAGGAACATCTACTACAACAAGTAGAGTAGAACCTTACGCACCAGCACAACCAGCTTTGAATCAGATTATATCTGAAGCTGGAACTATATATGGACAAGGACCAGCAGGTACTGGTTATGTACCACCATCACAACAAACATTACAAGGTTTAGCTGCACAAGAACAAATAGCTGGAGCTGCTAACCAACAAATTATGGATACTATACAAGGCAAGTTTACAAATCCTTTCTTATCTCCTTTGATTGCACAAGCTGGACAAGATATCTATACAAATGTTGCATCTCAATTTAGTGGAGCAGGTAGAACACCTACAAGTATGGGTGCTCAAAATACTGTTATTTCACAAGTTGCAGATAGAGCATTACCATTAGCATTTAGTCAATTAGAAAGAGAAAGAAATAGACAATTACAAACAGCACAACAAGTGCCAAGTTTAACTGCTGTTGGAGGAGCTTTAGAAGATATACAAGCTGAAAGACAATTAGCTCCAATGGCTGCATTACAACAATATCAACAAACAGTATCACCAATAGCTTTTGGTTTACCTTCAACAATGGGTTCTGTTCAACAACCTAGAGCTAATCCAGTTACAATGGCTGCTGGTGGTGCATTAACAGGAGCTGCATTAGGTCCAATGTTAGGAGCTACTGGTCCATATGGAGCAGCAATAGGTGCAGGTTTTGGATTATTAGGAGGGTTATTATAATGAAACTAAAAGATCATATACCACACATAGTTAAAGAACATAAAACAACATGTGCAGTAGTTGCTGTTATCATTATTGTTTTAGCAATATTATAAGGAGTTTAAATGTCAGGAGGAGGAGGATCAGGATCTGATGGTTCAAATGATATGCAAGTTTCTGGAATGGAAGCTGCTGTATCAAAAGAAAAAGGTATAAGTACGTATGCAGATACAAGAACATCAACAAGTTCTTATAATGATCCATCAAATACAGGATCTGGAGAAACATATAATATACATACAGATTCAGGAACATCTAAAGCTGATTTAACATTAGGTCCAGATAGATCTACTGTTGGAATGGCTTCTGATTTGGGTATGTCACAAACTCAATTAGATAAAGCTACAGCTAAAAATATTGTAGATCTTGTAGATTCAGGAGTAAATGTAAATGATGCTATAAGTGGTAAAACTTCTTTAGAAAGAGTATTGTCAAGTAAAAGTCCTTTACTTACAGCTAATGTATTGAAAGAAGTATTATCACCTTTTGCAAACGCTGCTAATACTAAAAGAAGATCTGATTGGTTTTCAGGTACAGATAAATTTGGTATGCCAAGATCAAGAGACTTTTATATACAACATAAAAGAGCATACAATCCAAATGCAGTATTAGTTAAAGATTCACCTGAATATGAATTTTTAGAAGATAGTGGATACTTTGAATCACTTGGTAATAATAATAATATTAGTGGTGGTGGTGATAATTTTTATGATGTACCAGAAGATGTTAAATTAGTTGAGAATGTAGCAGCTAATAGAATAGATAGTGTTGCAGCTAAATTTTTTGGTAAAAGTGCTAATAAATTTAAGTTTGATTTTCAAGCTGAATATACAAAAGCATTAGCAAATCAAAAAACATTACTAAATAAACCATCAGCTGTAGGTTTATTAGCAGTAAATCAAAGTCCTTTCTATAATTGGTTAAAGGATAACAGCTTAGATAAAGGAATATTATAATGGGATTATTAACAGATACATATAGCGATATATTAAAAAAACTACAAGGTATACAACCAGCTGATGATCCATCAGGATTATCATCTGATTTTGATTCATCATTAGGTGATG